CGGCAACGTTCTGATGGGAAATTGTCATTTTGAAATTCCCATCTGCACTAAGGTAGACGGACTTTTTACCGTCCGATTCCACCCTAGGCATCGATTTCGCGACCGCGTTGACAGTTACTGATTGTGGATCGGCAAACATATGATTATCCTCCAGTGATGGAGGTAACCATATTGTCTTCGTGGTTAGCCTCCAAAGTTATAGGAGTGTTAATCCCGTTACGGTCCAAACGTTACTCATGCGTCTAGACGTATCTAAGGTAACAGGTAGATTGATCCAAGGACTAGAGTTTGCGAAAGGCGATTGACGGCTAAGTCAACCTTTCCTAGACAAACCTAGCGCTCCGAGGATCGCTAATTGTCGTGAGGTTAAATCACCCCACGACAGGCTGAAACCATATGGACTACTTGCACTCACACGCTGTTTTATATCGATTACTCGATGTAATTCATAACGTGCTGGGCCCGACTTCCATGGACAAAATTGTTTAAATTTTACCAAGGATTTCGTATGCGCCATGACGTACAAGTATTTGGCCGCGAGCCCATCGGATCCCCAATCTGTAATTTGATCAACATGATCACCAGCATTGGAGAACCAATTAATGAGCCACGTCCAAGGTGTTGCATTGTAAACGAACGAAGGATTGATCCTAGCCCCATGAATCGTCAAATGACGCTTCATTTGGTTTAGAGCGTCCCAATAATGGGAATCTCCTAGGTCAAACTCCGGACGATAGTATCGGAAAGAACCAGACGAGGTAACTACGACGTCCTGTTGGACCCATAGTTCTCGAAAGGCCTCTCCGTCGCCAATCAATCCCCCGATAGTGTCGCCGGCGGGTTCCATGAACCAGCCGCCGTCTTTTCGGGCGAGAAATTCGCTACTATCTGTTACAAGGGTTCGTCTCCGTCGTATGTCCTTACCATTTTCGCGAGACATTTTTGAAATGATCTCACGAGAATTTTGGGCAATAGTGATCGCTTTTTCAACGTCACTCACGAACGGGACCCATCCAAATTGATGGTTGAGAAAATGGTCGCCGACCTTTTTAGGGGCCATGCGGACACCTTGCTTCGCAGAGCCTGTCAGTAGTTTCCAACCTTCGTTGAAAACACCGGCAGATTTCGAGAGCATCCTAGGGAGATCTCGAAGCTCTTTGATAGCAAGACCGAGTCCGGCTTTCTCAAGGTGAGGCTTGGTTTTAGACCAAGCATCAGAACCCCACATGTCACTCGCGTTGGGTACTAATCCATACATAGCGCCGGCAACTTGACTTTGATTAGTCATTGTAAAGCCGTCAGCGTATGGTGGAAAGATGGGGTTGCAAAACCCACCTGTGTAAGTATACGGGCCACGTCCAACTCCCCAAATGGAGAGTTCTCGTGTGCCCGAATGAAACTTACCAGTCCCAACGGCCCCCGAAGGGAGGCCAGAGTCTATCTTTATAGAAGTGAACGGCCCACCTTCCAAGTAAGGAGGTCCTGCGTGGAGTTGATCCTCGCAAGTCTCAATACGAGAAAAGTAGGGCGACCCCAACTCGTAAACGCCATATGTTCCAAGCTCGATGTCATCAAAATGACCCGGGTCTTGACCTATGGTGTTGTGAAGCGTAAGCTTCCCTGTTGGAATCTGAGTACGACCCTGCCACGGATGGCGGGTGACTCTCGTTCGCGTTCGATAGCCAGTAGACATGTAAGCACACCTCCATAGTGTAGAAACTAGATTTCAAAAAGAAATCTTGCACAGCAAATGGTTTCCAGAGGCAAAGGAGCCTCTGATTCAGAGAATTGTATCGCTACAACTCTAGGCGGCCCCGAGG